ACTGGGATGACGCACCAGATGAGTTCAAGAAGCTGTGGCAGATACGCTACGCTCAACTCATGCGCTCCCGAATCGTCTTCAGTGACGGTGTGATGCTTCAGCAACGCATCCCCGGCATTGTTCGTTCCGGATCCAAAATCACGATTTCAGCCAATTCACGGATGCAAATTTTTCTGAAGTACGCCTACTGTGAGAGTTTTCTCGTGGGCGGCTGGCAGAAGTGTAAACATCTAATATTCGCCACGGGTGATGATACCATTGAGCGGATGGATGGCATCGATTGCGCACACTATGCGCGTTGGCTTGTATCGTTGGGATTCGAGATCAAAGAAACACACACACAAACATCGTTGCTTGGAATGACATTTTGCGGGCGAAAGTTCGTGCGCTATCCTGGCGTGCGTCCGGTCGTTTTTGTACCTGCGTATTGGAAAAAGAACCATTTCTCTCTCGCACACCCCGAGAAGCAGAGCTCACTTGCCAGCATGCTCGGTTCGTATTGCTTGGAGTATGCGTTCGATGATGCGCATTTCCCCGCCCTTTATCGCCTTTTGAAGTGTGTGGACGTTGAGCGTCGTTACGTGCGGTCGCGCGAGTTCTATCAGAACGCGATCCTCGGATATGACGTTCCCGTGCGCCCTTCTCTTGAGTTTGACGACTCGTAATTTCCTGCTGTGGCTGGTAACCACGGTGGGCCCGGAGGCAGGCTACAACCGGTTTTCGTAATCGGAGGCGCAGAGGCGCCCCTCCGCCGCCACCACGTGACACTGGGCTAGTCTTACCAACTCGCTTACAAAGACACGTGCTAACGGTGCCCGAGATAATATCAAGGGAGTGCTATCCTTAACAGGAGTAAGAAGTCCGCTATGAGCCGAAAGGCCGTAGCCGGGTCGAGCCGGCAAACGCACGATGGCTGCTGCCATCCCGCTTTTCCTTCAGGGTGCAGAGGCAGCGTTAGCAGCCTCGGCCCCGTTCGTTGCCAATACTGCTGAGCGTATGCTTCGTGATCGTGGAATCGACCCGCGACGCCCCGCGCTTCATCGCGCGAAGGAAGCCACTGGTCGTTTCATCGTTGAGCCACTTGGGCGCGCAACGGCGCGCGGTGTGTCAAAGGCCCTCAAGTACTTGTCACCTTCAGTGGCAGGTTTTGATGGTGAGCCGTACCGCCGCGCACTTAGTGTTCCTGTTTTCAATAGGCCCGACTTCGATCCATTCACAGCAACGCAGCAAGCGGTTGAGCCGAATCCTGGCCCCGCCGGCAGTTCTCAGCCGATGAAGAAGATGAAAGCAAAATTGGCGAAAGCCCAAGCAATGGCGACTGGCGCCGGCAAATCAAGTGTCCTGCGTTCAGCTGCCTTTCAATCTGCGAAACAGCAAGCCCGCCAACAAATGCAGCGAGTCGCTGATCAAGCGACGTCGCGCCGTGCGCGTGGTGTCGCTCCAAACATGAGCCGCAATATCAGTAAGCGACTTGAGTCAGTGGACAAGGATGGCAATCCGATTGTCATCGGTTCCGACTACGTCGCAGCGGCCATAGCGAGCGATCCCGCGTCGGGCGGCAACAACAAGCAAGGTGGGCTGTTGTTGCAGTACAATCTTAACCCGCAACAGGTTATCACAGCGTCGCTGAACCAGTACTCCGAGCTCTATCAGAAGTTCGAGTTTCTGCAAGTAGGCATTGAGTTCGCTTCTTCGGAGGCGTTTACCTACGGCGGCTCCATCAACTGCCTGTGGGACTCCGACATCGGTGATGTCGATGGCGCTGGCCTCCAACTGGTGCAACAAGCCGCAACTACGGCTTCCGCCCACGAGTGCCCAATTCTTCGATCCACTATTTGGTGGTACAATACGAAGAAAGAGGCAACTGGCGAGTACTATGTTCAGGAGGATTTGACAACCACTGCTGGTTCGCGACAATCGATCCAGGGTCACTGCAAGGTGTTCTTCGTGAACCCAATCAGTTTCCCATCAACACCGTCGTATCCGCTTACATTCGGGTCGTTCATTCTGCACTACAAGGTGCGCTTTTACCACCGACAAATCGACATCACTCAAACTGTCGGTGGTTCAGCGCTCGGAGTGTATCGAAGCAACACCTATAGCGCGACGGCAATTTTTGGTGGATCGTGGGTCGCAAATGCAGCTTTCAATGCGTATTGCAACGTATCAGCAATAACGAATCCCAACACCCCAATTGCTGTTGGGTCGTTGTGCTTCCTTCCAGTGAATTTCAATACGCCCGGTATCTATTACGTTGCCGCCAATTGGAATTGGCAGAATGGCGGCAGTACAGGGTACGTCTGGGCCACTGGAGCTAGTACACCAACCTTGTCATCAGGTATTGGTGTTGGTGGTACGTCATCATTCGTGATTGATACGGCATCTCAAAATTTGGCAGGCGGTGGCAGGGCGCTAATCTCGGGAGCAACGGATTCGATTCGTTTCTTCACGATGAGTTGCAATGCCATCGTCCGTGTCACAGCGGTGCCCTCAACAATCAATGTCACGTTGACCGCAACTGGACAAAACTTTGCACTTAATGCGCTTCCTGCGCTCGGTGATCAGTTCCAGCTGTTTGTGGTCCCAATCGACATCACGGGTGGTGTCACGCGCATCCGGCAAATTCAACGCCAGCGGATGCTCGTGAGCGCGCTAAAGAATAGCTCAACTGATGAAGGACCCGAGCACCAGCCGCAGCGTGTGACGAAGTCATTGCTGCACGATACTGTGGCTAGTCAGCTCGCTGGCCTTCCAATTGCGCCGGTGAGCGCCACATTGCCAGAAGAAGCGAAGAAGACTTGCGAACACGAGAAGTTGCAGCCCATGAGCTGCCCGTACTGTGCGCTCAAGCACCTGCAGATGTACGGCCCCATTCCAGGGTCTGCCGTCGTCAAGAGACAGGAGCCTGAGGAGCCGTACGAGCTCGTGACGAGCGCGGCAAGTGTGCCGCGTTCAATGTCGCTCGATCGGCCGCTCCTGGTTATGGCGCGTCAACCGGCGCGCTCCGGCACAACGTAATAGTGCCGGGTTATGGGTAATGAGGCGGACAGATTATAGTTCCGCTGACGTCTTTGACAAGCGTCCCCGATCATCGTGGCAAACTCACAAAATTGATTGTGGGGTGTTATCAGAGTCAGCTCTTTGGAATATTTCGTGCTGAACGAAAATGAGGTTATGGTCGTGATTCCCGCGAGAAAATACGACAAGTGAATGTGTGGCTCCATTGCTAGCTCATTTGCCGCGGGTTTCCTCAGGCTTCTCTCAACTGTAGTGATATCAGCCTCCATGCATCGACATCGCCAGCTGTAATTGTTTTCCAGCTTGACACTTGCGTCGTTCGAG